CGTATGAATGAAAACCCCTTTGTTATGTTATTCTATGTGCATGGAGGTTATTATGCACAACCTAATCTCTTACAATCAACTAGCTGGATGGGAACACTTTGAGGAGACAGTAGAACGATCTAATGAACAGAACGACTTAGTTAATGATTATTTTAATTGTTTAATTGAGTGTGATGATGAAAAACAAACTTGTAAAAGAATTTGTAGGGAGTTGTTAATCAAGTCATAAGTAAACGGGGGGTTGACTACCCCTCTTTTTTTATGGTAAAATGCCTGAAGAGAATAGTATTTTATGGACAAAGACAAATTAAAACTTCTTGTTCGTAATCTTGAACTCCTGGTGGACTCTTTGAAGGCAGAGGTTTATTCTGATGTATCTGCATATTCTTATACAAATCCAGAAGTAAGGAAAAGACCAATTTTAGATTACGACGAAATTTTCGAGGATTCTGATTTAGATGACCAATAGAGCAAGAGAATTAGTAAAACTTCTAGAAAGAATGACGAAGCAGGAGCACTTATATTCTCCTGAAAAATTAATTGAAATGAAAAAACAACTGCGAGTCGTGAAACAAGAACTTGCAGATCTTGAAGCAAAAACATCAAAAGGATTTGGAAAGAAATGACTGTAAAACTTATCAGCGTGACTCCCGATGCAGAAAAAACAATGGCGTTCATTGCACGAGTCTCTAATCCTGCTAATCAGGCATCTGAGAACTATGCCAAGTTGCTTGCTTATTGCATTAAGCATAATCATTGGTCTGTGTTTGAACAGTCTTCTATGACTTTAGAGATTGAAACGAATCGTGGTATTGCTGCTCAGATTTTGCGTCATAGGTCATTCACATTTCAAGAGTTTTCTCAGCGTTATGCCGATAGTTCACTGATTTCTGAATATATTCCTGTTCCTGATCTTCGTCGTCAAGATAATAAGAATCGTCAGAACTCGATTGATGATATTCCTGAGTATGAGAAACTAGGTCTTCAAAGTAAGATTCAAGAGCATTTTGCACACTCTATGCGCCTCTACAAGGAACTTCTGAGTCACGGTATCGCCAAGGAGAGTGCTCGCTTTGTACTGCCTCTGGCGACTCCTACACGCATTTATATGACGGGATCTTGTAGGTCGTGGATTCATTACATCAATCTTCGTTCTGCCAATGGAACTCAGAAAGAGCATATGGACATTGCTCTGGAATGTAAGAAGGTGTTTTCCGAACAGTTCCCAACAGTTTCAGAAGCTCTTGAATGGATCTAAATATTTTATCTTGAATTCGTAACTTTATGCCTGTATATCCTGTAGTCAATACCAAAACTGGTGAACAGAAAGAAGTGGAAATGAGTATCCACGTCTGGGACCAGTGGAAAAAAGATAATCCTGAATGGATTCGTGATTGGTCAGATCCCTCTACTTGCCCTTCTCCTGGTGAGGTTGGTGAGTGGAGAAATAAACTCATCAATCGCAATCCAGGATGGAATGATGTCTTAGAAAAGGCATCGAAAGCACCAGGTTCAACTGTTAAGAAACTCTAAGATGGCAAGAAGAAAAAGAACGAATGACCAACCAATCGGAGTTGGTTTGACTGCGAAACAAATGAAGAGGAGAAAACCTCTGAGTTCAGATTACTTGGTTGATATTGATCCTCTTACAGAGAATCAAAAACGTTTGTTTGAATCATATGCTGCTGGAAAACATTTAGTTGCTTATGGATGTGCAGGAACGGGTAAAACTTTTATTTCTCTCTACAATGCCCTTCAAGACGTTTTAGATGAATCAACTCCTTATGAAAGAATTTATCTTGTTCGTTCATTAGTTGCAACAAGAGAAATTGGTTTTCTTCCTGGAACGCACGATGATAAGGCAGATATCTACCAGATTCCTTATAAGAATATGGTGAAGTATATGTTCCAGATGCCTTCTGATGCTGACTTTGAAATGCTTTATGGCAATCTAAAGTCACAGGAAACGATTAAGTTTTGGAGCACTTCTTTTCTTCGTGGAACTACTCTTGATAATGCAATTATCATTGTAGACGAGTTTCAGAATCTGAACTTCCACGAATTAGATTCTATCATTACTCGTGTTGGTGAAAATACCAAGATTGTATTCTGTGGTGATGCTTCTCAGTCAGACTTGCAGAAAACAAATGAGCGTAATGGTATTGTAGACTTTATGACAGTCTTGCGTAAAATGAATTCTTTTGATATAATTGAATTTGGTGTAGAAGACATTGTTCGTTCTGGACTTGTTAAGGAGTACATTATTGCAAAAATTGATGCTGGTTTTTAATGTTTAATCATATTGATATTGAACTCCCTCAGTTGGAGCGTGAAACCATTGATGGTGTAAGGTACTACAAAGTCCCAGACGAAGATGAACTTATCCGACTGGTCTCCATTACTTCGGTGACCAGTCATTTTAACAAGGAAATCTTTGTTAACTGGCGCAAAAAAGTTGGTGAAGAAGAAGCAGATCGTGTGACTAAAGCGGCAACCAGTCGTGGAACTGATATGCATACTTTGGTAGAACATCACCTTAAAAATGAGAAACTACCAGAAGTTCAACCTCTTTCTGATTTTTTGTTTAAGATATCAAAATCAGACTTAAATCGTATAAATAATATCTACGCCCTTGAAGGGTCCCTATATAGTAAGCAACTGGGTATTGCTGGGACAGTTGATTGTATTGCCGAATATGACGGCGAGTTAGCAATAATCGACTTTAAGACTTCTAAAAAACCAAAACCACGCGAGTGGATCGAACATTATTTTGTTCAATGTATGGCATATGGTTGTATGCTATACGAACTAACAGGATTGTCTGTTAAAAAACTTGTAATCATTATGGCTTGTGAAAATGGAGAATGCGTCGTTTATGAAGAAAGAGACAAATCAAAGTACATCAAACTCCTCAGCAAATACATTAGAAAGTTTGTTAGAGATAAACTGGAGCTCTATGGAACCAAATAAAGAACTAGAACAAGCAATAGAGAATAAGTTTTTAACGCCTTCCAAGTTTGCTCTTGAGATTGAAAAGATTGTAGCAGAAGAAAACTTCAACTATATCGATGCAATTTGTCATTATTGCGAAATCAATAGTCTTGAGGTAGAATCGGTTACGAAACTCATTTCAAAACCTTTGAAAGAGAAACTAAAGTGGGACGCAACTCGTCTTAACTTTATGAAGCGAACATCGAGAGCAAAACTGCCTTTATGATTGTGACTCCCTTTGAAACTTATCAACATTATTTGTCACTTAAAAATCATTTCACGAATCCAAAATACGATTTCTTTAAATATGGTGCGAAGACACGTGCCAGTGTAACTTCTTTCAATAAACGCAAGGACAAATACTGGTTCGAGAAGACCAGTCGTAAATATTCTGATAAAGAAGTTTTAGATTTTCTAATATCAAACTTTGTAGAAGCAGACAACCCGAGTAATTTATGGATTGGAGAAATTATCAATTCTGGAGAAAGGACCTACGCAGAGTGGATGCGGAGACAACAGAGTTTGACTTACTTGTTCAAAGAACAATCAACGGAATTGTTCTCAGAGAACGAATTAGAAACTGTGTTCAATTGTTCCAAAGGGCACCCTATAGTCCTAAAAAGGTTTCTAAGCGGGAGATTATCTCCAGAAACATTCGTAATCTACGACAAAATATTTTCAATCGTAAAAGATTTTGATAAGAAACTTCTGGACCCAGTGTGGGAAACCGTCAGTTTGAAAATTAAAAAATATTCTTCATTTCTAAATATTGACGTGTTCCAATATAAGAAGATTTTAAGGGAAATCATAGATGAGTAGTTTTTTCGACTCCGATATTATTCAGGAAGAACTGAAAGAAATCAATAAGTTACAAGAGGAGATATACGGAAGTATTCTCACTTTTGGTGTGATGTCCCGTGAGACCAAACTGGAACACATTGAAAAACTTGAACTCTTGCTTGAAAAGCAAAGAGTGATGTATACTAGGTTATCTCTCTCAGACGATCCGCAAGCGGTTGAAATGAAAGAGAACCTACGCAAGTCAGTTGCCCTGATGGGATTCCCACCAGAAACTGATATGAACATATTATTCAGTAGTATGAACAAAACCATTGAGTCCCTTAAGCAGTACATTGACCGCTGAGGCAATCTCTGTTATACTATCCGAGTAATCCCCCGAATCCAATTAATCCGAGGTAATCCAAATGTCTTTTGCTGACCTTAAAAAGCAGTCTAAACTTGGTTCTTTGACCGCCAAACTGGTTAAAGAAGTTGAAAAAATGAATACTAGTAGCGGTTCTAGTGACGACCGCGTATGGAAACTGGATGTAGATAAGAGCGGCAATGGTTATGCCGTAATCCGTTTCCTCCCTGCCCCAAATGGCGAGGACCTTCCGTTCGTGAAACTCTAC